AAAAAAAATAAAAAAAAAAAAAAAAAAAAAAAAAAAAAAAAAAAAAAAAAAAAAAAAAAAAAAAAAAAAAAAAATAAAAAAAATAAAAAAAAGAAAAAAAGAAAAAAGAAAAAAATACTTTATTTTATATATTCAAAAAGTTGAAATTATAACTTATTAATAGGTCCATTATAATTCTAATTATAACTAACGCTAAAAAAGTTACAGTCTCTGTACTTTATTGTTGTTTTCACAAACAACACCACCGCTCTCAAGCTATCAAAAAACTTTCAAAAATTATGGAACAGCCAACTTTTACATTTTTCATTTGGCAGCAACAGATTACCTTATGGTACAATGGAACACTACAAGGCAAGATTGAAAGTTTGAAATCGTTTTGTGGTAGCAAACAACTTCGTCAGATCTTCCCAGCAATCAGACGTTCTCTAACTCCAAGAAGCGATAATAATTATGAATCATACTTTTACGACAACTCAGCATTTGAAGCAGCACAAACCAATATTCAAACAATCATTGCTGAATTGATGAAAGAAGCAGATCGCAAGGCCAAGGAAGAAGAAGCTCGCAAGGCCAAGGAAGAAGAAGCTCGCAAGGCCAAGGAAGAAGAAGCTCGCAAGGCTCAAGAAGCAGATCGCAAGGCCAAGGAAGAAGATCGCAAGGCCAAGGAAGAAAAAGATCGCAAGGCTCAAGAAGCAGATCGCAAGGCCAAGGAAGAAGATCGCAAGGCCAAGGAAGAAAAAGATCGCAAGGCCAAGGAAGAAAAAGATCGCAAGGCCAACATCAAATGTTGTACTGTGTCGTAAGACATAATAATAATTGGGTACTGGGTTTTGTTTATTTATTTTTGAAGAAAACCAAAAAACAAAAAACAAAAAACAAAAAGAAAAAAAGAAAAAGTGCTTTATTTTATTATCTTTTATATATTTAAAAAATTGGAATTATAATTGATAGATAGATGAATTTTAAATCAAATTATAACTAAAGTTGAAAAAAGCTACAATCAAAAAGAACACAACTATGAATTTCAATATTATTACTCCCCTTTTGGGAAGTAATATGTAGAATATGTAAATTATTCTACGAAGCTTTCCACGATAATTGATGAAAACTGGGAAAAAGAGATGCCGGATGATAATAAAACAAAAATGCAGCAATTATTAAATTTGATTGATGATTTACATAAGCGGTTGTGTATAGTCACAGGTGATAAGCAATTTTGTGACATGCTAATCACAAAAGATATTGTGAATACAATGTTATTTAAATGTAATCAGATTTGTAGTGGCTTTTCACATGAAATTATTGAAGCATATGGTATGAAATTTTGCAAGATTACTGATGAAAATCATACCTTTTATAGATTGTTTCCTGTGCTATTTGAACCAACAGACGGAAACATTTACAAATTAGATGACGTATATTGTGCAAGAACCAATAATATATGTGTTACACGTAGTTCTGATATTGATGTTTCTGATTTTGGTGTAGTGATCAGTGATGGGATTGCTACATTTATGTTGTATAGAAATAATTGGCGTCATGTAAGTAATGGAAAATGTGCAGACAAGCTAGATGTACTGATTTCTGCATCAAAGAACAACTCGCTATTTATGAAATTTAAGGAATCAAACACAAGTACTAAAGGAAACTAAAAATATATAATACTAAACTATAATTAATAATGCTATAGTGTAGTAATATTATTTTATTTATATATACAAAATATATCATGCATCCATTCACCTATTAATATAAATATTAATAAAATAATTGCAAATGTTAAACTATGAGATATTTTTATATTATAATTTTTCTTAATATATAACATTAATAAAAATGCACCAATTATAGTCATTATTAAATCAGCTATTGCAAAACCAAACATATGTTTATGTATTCCTTTATTTGGTATTCCTAGAGCAGTTTTATATTTACATAAATTACTAAACATTATATTATAGTTTATTTATTAAATTTATTTTATATAATAATTTTCGTAAAGCTACATGTTTTACAAATACTTGACCTAATTTATCAGTTAATACAACATCTTTTAACATAGCACTGATAATTTCTTTATTTATATTTTTTTTTGGTAATAATGAAAATATTAAATTATTAATTGTTGAAATATTTATATCGACATGTGGATTAATCCAAAATATAAAATGAGGACTTGCTTCATTTCCATGTATCCATATTAAAGAATTATAATTTATATTTATATTTGGTATTGATTTATTAAATATTTCCATTGTATTTCTCAATATATAATCATTGCCTATCTGGTTTTTCCCTATTATTGCTGTATATGTTGCATTATCTGATATAATTTTGTATAAGTTATTAAATAATAATACATCGTATTTAATTGTCATAATTTTATTTATATATAATTTATTGATTTATATATAAATAAATTTCAATAATTATTTATTTATAATATATATGTTAAAAATTGAAATTATAAATTATTGATAAGTCCTTAATATAACAATATAGTGGCTAGCGCAGTTAGCGGAGATGGAGAAGCAGGTCGAAAATGCAGTATAAGGATGAAATCGATGCCCAGCTAGCTCAGCTCGAATGGTGGAAATATGATTTGTAGCTTATTGAATTAATGAATGTAATGATCAAGAAAACAACTTGACAACAATATGTTAGCATTGATTGCCAATATTAATGGTTTAAATCAGTGCAACATTTTTTTGATAGTTATTAGCTTGATTATTATATTTTTTTATTTTTATAAGTTATGAATTGTATTTTTCATCATAAAATGTATATTTTTATAAAATAACATCTATATAGATTAATTTATAGGACTAGCATTTTATGCGAATCAATAGTTATCTACATCATATGTATAACCACATAAATTAAATTTGTTAAATGATAGTAATTGTCATATATGTAGACACTATATATAAAAAAGCTTATTGCATTAGTATTTGTAAAAAATTGAAATTATAAATTATTGATAGGTTCTTTTATATAGAATAATTGAGTTCCGCCGGCTCGGAGCCCATCGAAGTAGATGACAAGAGTATGGTTTGTAGCTTATTGAATCAATGAATGTAATGATCAAGAAAATAACTTGACAACAATATGTTAGCATTGATTGCCAATATTAATGGTTTAAATCAGTGCAACAATTTTTTGATAGTTATTAGCTTGATTATTATATTTTTTTATTTTTATAAGTTATGAATTGTATTTTTATAGTTAAAATTATAATTATTTATTTTATTAATGCATAATAATACCATAATTATGATAACCAGCATTATTATATAGTGGCATATTATGTATTGTCATAGGATTTGATGCAATTATATTGTTATTATTGGTAGTATTATTAAATGCCATAACTTGTTCAGGTTTATATTGTGAATCATCATAGTTTTGGAATGTATGGCGGATATTATTCAGTGAGTTGATTTGTAATTTTTCTTGTTCCATATTATGATGAGCTAATTCTAATTCTATAGCTTTTTGTTTTTCATATTCTAATTGTTTTTTTAAATTTAATTCTAATTCTAATTTACGTTCTTCTTTCATCTTTGAATAAGTATAATATCTACTATAAAAGAAATACAATAATATTAATATACAAAAAATAATTAGCCAATTTTGCCGTATAAATTGCATTACTGTATTTTTAATATCAATACATAAAAGCTGAAATTCACTTGGTGGTTTTGGTATATGTGTTTTATTTATTATATCGTAACCATTACGTATTGATGCTTTATATAATACATCAGGTTCAATTAATTGTATATTTGTTTTTGGTATAGATATTTGTTTATATTTAAATAATAATTCGTTGTTCATATAATATCTATATATTATTTAATAAAAATAAATATTAATAATTATAATGAACACAGCCAACAAAAATATTATAAATGAATATTTAATATATAATTATATATCTAGTAAATTAAAATTTATGGTAGAAATAGATGTTCCAAATAGAGTAAGACATAAATTATTTGATATATTACAACATTTATTGGAATTACGTACTTTTTTTCGCTATGATGCAAAAAATCCACCATATCATGGTTATAACAAAATACAAGAAGAAGAATTAAAAACAATAAATAAATTTTTTGATGAATGGCATTTATATAATACAAATAAAGAATTAAATACTAAAAAACAATATGGATATAATGTATATAAAATAAAAGATATATTTTTAACAACTATAAATAACTTTTATGATAATTACAAAACTTATTATAAAAGAATAAAAGATAAATCTATTTCTATATCAGAAACAAATATTCAATTTGTTGATATAGAAATAGATTTAGATGATAGAATAAATATGTTAATAAAAAAAAGTGGATTAGAAACAACATTATATATGTTGCTAAGATATATAAATTATGGAATAACTGGAATGCATTGTGCATTGCCATATGTTGTATATAAATATATATATGATGAATTTAATGTAAGAGCAGAAGGTTTTAGTAGTCCTTTGAATTCAAAATTAATATTTATGAAAGATAGTGTAATATGTACTTTATTTAAAGATACAGATAAATCCTTTGGTAGCTTAGGGCCTTTTACATATGAAAATATGATAACTAATCAGGATAAGAATTGGATGATAAATCCACCATATATGGAATATATAATAAAATTGTCATATGATATAATATTAGAAGTATTTAAAAATACAACAAATGAAAATTTATTAGTATTTTATTTGATACCAAAATGGACAGACAATGAAACATATAAAAAAGCATCAGCTAATAAAGAATTATTGGTAGAATTAATAGAATTAAAAGGAGAACATTATATGGATTGTAATGGAAGGATGATAATTATGAATGATGTAGTAAATAGTTTATTTGTATTTAGTAAAAATAAGAATATTATAAATGAAAAACAGCATAAAAAATTAATAGAAATATGGAGTACTAAATCAGATTCATCAGAACAAAGTAAATTTCATAAAATATCTAAAATTCATCAGTAATAGATGTATAGTCAATTGTGTTTTGATTGGATGATTTTCTATATTCAGTTGATCTTTTTTCAAAAAAATTAGTCTTGCCATCAATATTTAATTTTTCCATAAAAGGGAAAGGACAAGAAGTATTATATATTTTATTATAACCTAATAATTGTAATAGATTATCTACAACTAATTCTAAATATTGACACATTAAATCAGAATTCATACCAATTAATTTACATGGCAAACTTTCAGTGATAAATTCTTTTTCAATTGCTAATGCTTCTTTAAATATATTATGAATAATTATTTCATCTATTCTTTCATTTGGGAGAAAATAGGAATATAGTAAAGCAGCAAACATAGTATGAGCATTTTCATCACGACTAATTGCTTCATTAGCTTGAACTAAACCAGGCATAATACCTTTTTCTCTTAACCAATATATGGCACAAAAACTACCTTGGAAAAATACTCCTTCAACTATAGCAAATGCTATTAATCGTAATTGATATGGAGTAGTTGTATCATTAATCCATTTTAATGCCCAATCAGCTTTCTTTTTAACACATGGTATTGTTTCAATAGCATTAAATAATTTTTCTTTTTCATTTTTGTCATTTATATATGTATCAATCATCATGCTATAAGTTTCTGCATGTATATCTTCCATCATACTTTGAAATCTATATACAAAACGTGCTTCTTCAGTATATATTTCATTTATAAAGTTAAGATTTAAATTAAGATTGACAATACCATCAGAACCAGCGAAAAAAGCTAATATATTTTTAATAAAATATTTTTCATCGTCAGATAATTTTCCCCAATGTAATCTATCTTTTGAAAAATCTATTTCTTCTGGTTCCCAAAAATTTTTTCTCTGTTTTATATACATATCCCATATATCTGAATACATTATAGGATATATAGTAGTACGATGTGTATTTTCTTGAAATAAAAAACATTTAGATTTATTTGATATAGCCATTCTATTAATAATTAATATTTTTATCATTTTAGAATAAAAATATCAATTTTTATAAATAAATTATTTAGTTAATTATAATAAACATAATTATATTGCGGATATGGCTGATTTGTAAAACTTATTAATTCTACTATATTTTTATTTTTTACTACCGAAAATAAATAACTCATATCATAAATAGGTATGTGTATTTTTCCATCTGATAAATATAATTGATCATATAATACATGTTTTTCAGTTATTAATGTTTTTAATTCTTTTACTGTAATATTAAATGGAACCATATATATATCAAATCTATACATTATAAACACAAAATTATATGATCCATATATATCTATATTAATATGTTTATAATTGTCATTATTATTGATATTATTATGAATAATAGAAATTTTATACTTAATGTCATTATGAATATGTATTTTATAATAAGAGTTTTTTAATAGAGAATTCAATAAAATATCTATTGGTATATTTTCAATACTTCCATTTATATTGAATGTAATTGAATTATAAAACATATTTGTGAATTGTTCTGTTGAAAAAATAATATCAAAAATATTTTTATCTATTTTTAATTTGACACTCATTATATAATAATAACTATGTTAGTATAATTATATTTTAAATAATAATTATATATATTTTCTGAATAAAAAAACACTATAATAAAAAATTACATTTTTTCTACTTGTTCTTTTGATGTTTTCCGTTTATAAATCATTAAATGATCATAGATACATGCATATGGAATATGTGATTCTATTGTTTCAAGTAATTCAAAATCATCATTATCAACACAATCCGTGCATCCACCACCCAATTCTCCACAAAAAATAACAAATTCACCATTAAATTTTTTCATTGCAGATTGTAAAACTCCATATCTTGGCCATACTGCTAATAAAATATTTGTTGGATATTTAACAACAGCCTCAGTAGCATCCAATTTAATAATATCAGTATAAATCTTTGTATTTGTTTTAATTTCTGATCCATTATCAGTAGGAATAACATGTATACCATTAGATTGAAGAAAATATGCTAATAAAGCTGAACCAGCACCACCTTCAAGAACAGTGTTATTTTTCTGGCCACCAATAAATTCAACTAAACGTGCAACTGTTTCTTCATTAAAATATGTCCATGTATCAAATTCGGTCTGTAAACAAGATCTTGCATATAATGATTGTTGATTATTTATAGATCTATTTCGCCAAAACTGTATTTGGTTTTGCTCAGACATATTGTTCATGTCATCCATAGATAGTTCTTTGGAAATCCACCTTTGCGGATCAAGTTTATTATATTCATAAATATCTAATTTTGTATTTGTTTTAATAATTTCAGGAGTGTTATCTTTTTCATCTTTGATTAATTCAGTCATTTTGTTTGGTTAAACAGATTTTATCTGTGTAAAGGGAACCTTACGTAGCGTTAGTTAATTAACATAATAATATGGGTATTTTAAACAATTAATAATTCAATTTTTTTTACTTGTTATTTTGGTATTTTTCGTTTATAAATCATTAAACAATCATGAATACATGAATATGAAATATGTGTTTCTATTGTTTCAAGTAATCCAAAATCATCACTATTAACACAATCAGTGCATCTACCATCCAATTCTCCACAAAAAATAACAGATTCACTATTAAATTTTTCCATTGCAGATTGTAAAACTCCATATCTTGGCCATACTGCTAATAAAATATCTGTTGGATATTTAACAACAGCATCAGTAGCATCCAATTTAATAATATCGGTATAAATCTTTGTGTTTTTTGTAATTTCTGATCCATTATCTGTAGGAATAATATTTTTACGAAGCACTTTTGCGCATAAACCTGAACCAAAACAAATTTCAAGAACAGATTTATCATCTGATAACTTATTACTATCTAATAATAATTATAGAGTTATTAATTATTATTTTATATACTTCTAACTATATGTTTAATGGTGTTTCAATATTTCATAATCCAAATAATTACTCAATAATTTAATTAATATATATTCTTCTAGAATAATTAATAATATTAAATTAAGTGCAATAAGTGCAATTATTTTTGTATTTTATGTTTTGAATAATGGTGATTAATAATAATTGACAACTGAATTGGTAATTTATATAATATTATATTTTTATATAAATTAATATATATTTTTTATAAGTTTAATATTTTTCTGGATCAAATTCTTCAAATTGTTTTGGCCATTCATCAATATCCTTTCGTACATATGTACCAATATTACCATTACATACATCTAATTCAGACATAACTGGATCATTTGGTAATTTATCTGTAAAATTAAATGTACTTTTCCATTTATCCATATAAGTCCATTTATCATCTCCTAAAAATTTTGGTCCGCTATATCTATAACATTTATTTATTACATCAAAAATTAAATCTTCTAAATTTTTTAATACCATATAATATGCATCTGAGAATTCTTTATATTTTTTTGTATCTTCATAATTATCATATACAGTTTGTTCATTATTTGCACAAAATGTTTTTGGATCAGTGAAAAGTCTATACATACCTGTTTGATCATCTTGGTTAAACATATTTGGATCATATAAAGAATTATAATATTCGTGACGCATTGGAATATATAGAGAACCATAAACAACAAAATAAGTGCAATAATTATCACCAGGATAAGTACTACAATCTATGAATAATGTATCATATTTAATTTGGACATAAAAATCTAAACTATCATGTAATTTAGGTCTTGGTACATAAAATGGAATTAGATATCTATAAGTATGGCTTTCATCATTAAATCTATGTTTGGCATGATTCTTATTATTAATAAATGCAGTATTAAAAGGTTTATCAAGTAAATTTGGTGGTCCAAAATCACATGGTAATAATCCTCTGCAACATAATCCATTAAAATTGATTCCTTGTCCTGGTTGTGCACAAATTAAACTTTGTTTATATAAATCTAAAGATGTTTCTTCTGGTTCTGATTCATTTTGTAAAAGATCTTTTTTTGGGGGCATTATGTTTTTTGCTGTATAAAACGATGTGTTTTTAGCGTTAATTATATTAATATTATGTTGATACTAACTATAAAATAAAAGTTCAATTTTTTATTAAATTTCAACATCCACTTTTTATTAAATTTCCTTATAATTATATTATTAGTTTTTGCATCTTATTTATAATTATAAATAAATAATAATGTATTTTTACCAATTATAACAATAACATTGTAATTATATATATGATGTAAAATATAATATAATAAAAATAATGATAATAAATGCAACTATAATATATAAATAATAAAATAATATTATAAATTCATAAAAAATCAATAAAAAAAGTGATTTTTGGGGAACAAAAGTTACAAAATAAAAAAAACACACAAAGTACGCGCGAGAATTTTTTACGACGTATGAATATATAGCAATTTATATAAAATATAGAATATATAGATTATAAATAGATGCACATATAAATAGCTACAAAGTGCAATAAATATTAAAGATTTAAGATGTAAAACAATAATAACAACATAATAATATATGTAAATTAAATGCACAAATACATTGCTTATTAAAATAACAAAATATACACATTTAACTATAAACATATATTTTAATAAGCAATGTATTTGTGCATTTAATTTACATATATTATTATGTTGTTATTATTGTTTTACATCTTAAATCTTTAA